AATAGCTTGGAACCCGTCGAGTTTTCCCGTCATTTTGCTAATGTGAATCAATGCGTGTGTCATATTATTGAGCTCCTGTAGTATCAAAGAAATATCCACCAAGGTTTGGGATGTAGATTCCAAAGCCTTCGTTGGATGTATAGCCATAGGCCGTCACGGTATATGTGACAAGAGCCACGGCAATTAGTGCGTTTGCTTTCCATAGTAAGTTAGCGAGTCGGTTCAACATGATATTTTCCTTTTTTGTTGTCTAAGGAATCAATATCGTGTTTTCGCATAGGTTACAAGGTAATTCCAAAGAGCAAGTGAAAACCTAGAATCTCTTGGCGTGGCCGTGGTTTGGCCGTGGTTTATCGCGTGGCCTCTTGCGCAGCGTGGAATGCTCTTGGCGTTTGGTGTAATGGCATGGGGTAGGCGATTCGCTTGTTCTCGCTCACAAATTTCTTTAGTACGCAAGAGAAATCGTCGAACTGGCACGGAATCGTGATAAGTATTACATTTTGTAACAATTCGTGATCAACCAGGGTAAATCCAGGGTATTTTATGGGTTGACATCGATGGAGCCCCTCTGTATTATACGCGAGTGATTCGCCGATGGGTGTTAACGACACCTGAATCCAAAACAAGAAATTACTTTAGTAGTGACAAATGAGCAACACTCCGCCCTGTTACCAGTGAACGACACCAAAGATTTACCCTAGAAACGACAAAAAAGAATCAGGTGTTTTCAACGAGATGTAAAATAGTTGACATTTTATGAAAAAACTTGGTTGTGGAATCCTAAAATGGGTCTATATAGTATAGTAAGGACACTAACTTAAGTTACCTCTAGAGTAGCTCCAGAGTTACTGCACATCGTCGTCGTTCTCTAAAACAGTTACTCTGGAGTTACTCTAGAGTTAGCTCATTATTAAGACACCGACGACGACCATACCTCTTGATTTTGTCGTGATCTTATTGCAGACCACACAAAAATATTCCCCCTAGACAACCAAAACGAACTCTCCCAATCTTATCGTGCACAGAAGTGGTTTTGCCGATGTCTACGGGGAATACACTATAGAAGTGAGACTGGCGACATGCCCTTAAAATTACCCTACAGTAAGACAGTAGAGAAACACATACTTAAGTGTGTTCGTGGAGGTGTGTCCCGAAAGGATATGCTCGCCTCTATCGCTCACTTACAGAACGCCCCTAAGTCATTTTCCACGCTTTATAAGGATTACGGGCATATCATCTTTAATGAACAAGCTGAGATGATTGCCGCTGTAGGGTCGCGAGTGTACGACCAGGCTATCAATGGCGACACTAAAGATGCCAGTACCTTTAAGTCACAAGAGTTAGTCTTAAGAGCTAAAGGTGGTTGGTCGCCAACACACACGGTAAACGAAGTTGAACAAGAGATTGACCCCGACCTAGACGAGAGTGCTACTAGCGCCCTTATGTCGTTACTAGGATATGACATCGATGCCCCCGAAGAAGAAACAACCTGTTCCTGCGAGGAAGATAACTGCCGATGCTCTTAGGGGATTACCCAAGAGTAAAGTTAAGGACATCTTCGATCAGCTAGGGCCACAGAAGACTGAGGAACTTAAGCATGACTGGATGTTTTGGGCGAGGGATAACCAACTTGAGCCTAGTGATCCCGATTGGAATGTTTGGTTTATTAATGCAGGTCGTGGATTTGGTAAAACTCGCTCTGGTGTAGAGTGGGTACGAGAGAATGTTAAGCGTGGTGTCAAACGTATAGCTGCTGTAGCTTCCACTAACTCAGATATTGAACGAGTTATGGTCAAGGGTGAATCTGGTTTCCTATCGGTATGCTGGAAGAACGACAAGACACACGCAGGTAAGAAGATGGGGTTCCCTGAGTGGTCTCCAACTAAGCGTACACTAACGTGGGAGAATGGAGCGCAAGTACAGTTCTTCTCCGCTGAGGAACCTGAGCGTCTTCGTGGGCCACAGTTTGAGTTAGCATGGTGTGATGAGACTGCTGCTTGGAACAAGGACATGGACACTTGGCAAATGCTACAGTTTTGTATGCGTCTAGGTAAACACCCAAGGATCATGGTTACGACCACTCCTAAGCCCACTAAACTTATTCGTCAGATACTCAAAGACCCTAAGACTGTTGTTACCTCTGGTAGTACCTTTGATAACTCAGCCAACTTAGCTAGTACATACCTCACTGCTGTTAAAGAGCAGTACGAAGGGACTAGACTAGGTAGACAAGAGCTTTACGCTGAAGTCCTAGAAGAAGCTCAAGGAGCCTTGTGGACTACCGTAATGCTAGATGATGCCTCAGTCAAACATGAGGCTGTCCCAGACCTTTCCCGTATTGTCGTTGCACTTGATCCCGCTGTCACTGCCAATAAGGAGAGTGACATGACGGGTATTATTGTCGCAGGTATTGACATCAACGGTATTGCCTACGTCCTCGGTGATTATACTGATAGGTTATCACCACAGGGTTGGGCATCTAAAGCTATTGAACTGTATCACCACTACCAAGCTGACCGTATTGTAGCGGAGGTTAACCAAGGTGGTGACATGGTTAAGCAGACGATCCACGGAGAAGACCCCACAGTGCCGTATAAGGCTGTTAGAGCATCCCGTGGTAAGTTCGCTAGGGCTGAACCTGTATCGGCATTGTACGAGCGTGGTTTAGTTAAGCATGTGGCTAATCCCCCTGATGGGGCTTCGCTGAACGAACTAGAGACACAAATGAGAACATGGGAACCATTAGGGTCGATTGGCTCCCCAGATAGACTTGATGCCTGTGTATGGGCAATTACAGACCTCTCACTCAACGGATATGCGAAACCCAAACTGACCCTCGCTTACTCAAGTGCCAAGGGACTTTCACAGAAATAATAATGGAACCTACCTCATGGTTAAGAAGCTCTCAGAGGCCAAAGCTAAGGCAACCCTTGGTATTGCTGGCGATAACACACATAACGGTCAAATCCGTGCTGATGAGTTTCTCCCTGAACTGCGTGGCAAGAAAGCTATACGCAAATATCGTGAGATGCGTGACAATGATAGTACCGTTGGCGCTGTTATGTATTCTGTTGAGCAAATCCTTCGTGATGTTGACCTTCATGTAACTCCAGTTGACGATAGTGATGCAGCTAAAGCGGAAGCTGACTTCGTTAAGAGTGTTCTTGAGGACATGGATCATACACTAGATGACCACATTGCAGAAGCCTTGTCGTTTCTGTCGTATGGCTTTGGTTGGTTCGAGGTTATCTACAAGCGGCGTGTTGGCCCTAACGAGCGTTCTGACAAGAAGCACTCTAAATACACAGATGGACGTATTGGTGTGCGTAAGATCGCAGCCCGTGCGCCTTGGACTATCAATAGGTTTGATGTCGATCAGAAGACTGGGGATGTTCTAGGTATTGAACAGTCAGTTGGCCTTATGGCAAGCAAGAATTATATCCCAGTTAATAAATCCTTGTATTACCGCACTACCTCAATAAATGGTGATCCAAGTGGCCGTAGTATTCTTCGTAACGCTTATACTTCTTACGAGTACCTTAACAACCTACAGGCTATTGAGGCCATTGCGGTTGAACGAGAATTGGCGGGTATTCCTGTCGCTCGTATTCCCGCTGAGTATCTTTCTGGGGACGCTTCTTCTGCTCAGTCAGGATTTGTACACAACTTGCAGCAAATCTTACGAGACGTTAAGTTCAACGAGCAAGGTTACATTATACTGCCTTCCGACACCTACCCCGATAAAGACGGAGCGCCTTCCTCCACTAGATTAGTTGACATTGAGCTTATGGCATCCAATGGTAAACGCAACATTGACATTAACCCAATCGTTAGCCGTTACCAGCATGACATTGCCCGTAGTGTACTTTCTGAGTTTCTTCTGCTTGGTTCCTCTGGGGGTTCATACGCCCTCTCCAAGTCGAAGACAGACCTGTTCCTCCGTGCGCTTGAGAGTTACATCCAAGCAATCGTAGATGTTCTCAACAAACAGTTGGTCGAGCGTCTTTGGCAGTTGAACGGTCTGAATTATGACCTAATGCCAACTATTGAAGCTGGTGATGTTGCTCCCCACGATCTCCGTGAAGTTGCAGCTTTCTTGCGTAACCTTAATGGCGCAAACATTGACGTTAGCAGTCACCCAGAGGTTATTAAAGACCTTATGGATATTGCTGAACTTGATTATAATCCTGATGCTGGTGTTCAGATCACACAGGAGCCACAACAACAACAGGAAACTAAATAATGGCCACTCTTGACAATCGGGTGTTTGACAACGGTTTGACCGTCCTCGACACAGAAGCAAATAAAATCATAATTACCTCACAAGAGGCAACGACCTACACTGAGGCTAACGCAACCTACGCTCTTGGTAACAGCACAAGCCTTTCCATTGGCGCTCCACAGGATCGCTCAGGTGGTGGCCGTGAGGTTGTCGTAGCTGCTATTACAGACGGCTCAGTGACGGCTACAGGCACAGCTACTCACTACGCTATCGTGGACACTGTAAACAGCCGATTGCTTGCTACTAGTACGCTCACAGCGTCTCAGGCGGTTACATCGGGCAACACCTTTACGCTGTCGTCTGTCTCCATCGGTATCCCAGATCCAGCTTAAGAGGTTCTTTAAATGGTCACTCTCGTAAACAGAGCCAAAGTCGCCACTGCCACAACAGGTACTGGAACAATCACGCTTGGCTCTGCTGAGAGTGGCTACCAAAGTTTTGCCGATGCTGGCGTGAGTGACGGTGACGTGGTTCGCTATGTCATCGAGGACGGCTCTGATTGGGAGATTGGCTCAGGCACTTATACGGCCACTGGGACAACCCTGTCACGCACAGTAGACGAAAGCTCTAACTCTGACGCTGCCCTGAGCTTAACTGGCTCTGCGGTGGTGTTTATCACGGCTGCGGCTGAGGATGTATTTCAGGGTGAGCTGTTTGCAGAGAACTATGACGGGACATCGACAAAACCCTCGGCTACAGGCACCAACGCAGTAGCAATAGGTAAAAATGCAACTGCGACACAAGGCAGCAATATTAGCGTTGGTGCAAGCTCAGACGCAACTGGCACTCTGTCATCTAGCTTTGGCATTGCTGCTGATAGCGCAGGTGGTTATTCAACTGCACTTGGTTATGCGTCTGGAACAAGCTCATTAGGTTCTTATTCTTTAGCTGCTGGGGCCAGTGCGCAAACTGCTGGCACATATGCTGTTGCGCTTCCGAACTCTTATGCTTCTGGCAATACAAGTTTTGCCGCAGCTATTGGCAACAACACGTCAAGCTATGGTGCTACTGGGGCTAACTCGGTGGCGATTGGGGACTTGGCGAAAGCAACCGCTAACAACAGCATTGCCATTGGCGACACCGCAACAAGCACGGTAGCCAACCAAATCGCCCTCGGAGGTACATCTGACACCGTTAAAATCAGTGGCACCTACACCCTGCCCACTACAGACGGTACTAACGGACAAGTTCTTACCACAGATGGCTCAGGTGCTGTTACGTTTGCAGATGCTGGCGGTGGTGGTGGAGATCCTGATCTTTACCGTGACAATGCTGTTTCTGCGACTACCCCAACAGCGAGTGGTGCTAATGCAATAGCCATTGGCGACAACACAACTGCTAGTGGCGAAGATGCTGTAGCGATTGGCGACAATATAGTTGCCAGCGGTTTAAGAAGTATTAGTCTTGGCGGCTTTAGCGATGCTACTGGAGATTATTCAGTTGCGCTAGGCGCTGGCGCTCAGGCTCTTGGCGAAAATGCCGTAGCTATTAAGGGCAATGCTAATTACCAGCGAACAACTGCAATCGGCATGAATGGTGATGGCGGCAAATCAATTGCAGGTGTATCTGGCACTAATACGGGTGGAGCAACAGCTTTAGGCGGCTCTTACGCAAGTGGCGTAGACTCCTTAGCAGTAGCTATCGCCAACAACACTTCTAGCTATGGTGCTACAGGCGCTAATAGTATTGCTATGGGGCCGTTTGCCAAGGCGACTAACTCGCAGGCTACCGCAATAGGTGGTGAGTATGTGACAGCCTCAGGATTTGGTTCGTTGGCTTTTGGGTCTGGTTCACGGGCTACAGGAACAGGCTCTACGGCTTTGGGATATGATGCCGAAGCAACAGCAAACTACGCACTAGCACTAGGTGGTGGCTCACGGGCAAGGGCTACCTATACATCTGCGATCGGAGACGGGGCAGTCGCAGATGGGGCAAACTCCACCGTTATTGGCAAGAGTAGTTCTACTGCAAGCACCCACACTGATAGCTTTGCAATAGGTAACGCTGTCCAAACTTCTGCCGCTAACCAAATATCCATCGGCAGTACGTTGGACACTGTACGCATCTCTGAGACTTACACCCTACCAACCTCAGACGGTACTAACGGGCAAGTTCTTACCACTGATGGCTCAGGTGCTGTTACGTTTGCAGATGCTGGCGGTGGTGGCGCTGCTTTAGAGCTATACGCCGAGAACCCAAGCAGCCCTACTGCACCTAGTGCAACTGGCACGAATGCTGTGGCTATTGGCAATGGCTCAACAGCAACAAATACAGATGCTTTTGCGATTGGTCGCCTTACCGATGCCACTGGTTCTGGTTCTGTTGCTATTGGTTATAGCGTAGACGCCACTGGTCTTAGGAGTTTAGCAATCGGCGCAGGGACGGACGCTACGTCTAGCTACGCATCTGCTATTGGCACAAACTCTGGTAATTCTGGCTCTCAAGCAGTCACAGGCGCAGGCGCAATGGCTCTCGGCGGCTCCTACGCCTCCGGCACAGACTCCTTCGCAGCAGCTATAGCCAACAACACCTCAAGTTTTGGCGCTACTGGGGCTAACTCGGTGGCTATTGGGGCCAATGCAAAATCTCAATCGTTTAGGTCTATCGCTATAGGTCGAGCCGCAGTAGCTAATGCTGAGAGTGCCGTTGCAATAGGTACGAGCATTTTTGCTAGTGGGGTATCGTCTGTAACGATAGGCACAAATTGCTCTGCTGAATCAGCCTATGGGTACGCAAGTGGGTTTCACTCACACACAGAAGCCACCTACGGTAAAAAAGTTTATGCTAGCGGTCGTTTCTCAGGGACTGGTGATGCACAGACTGGCACCTTTGTCCTGCGTTCTGACACCACCGACGCCACCCCAGAAGCATTGACTACGGACAACTCTGCCGCTGGTACAACAGATCAAATCATCCTACCCAACAACAGCGCCTACGCCTTCCACGGCACTATCGTAGCCCGTGAGCAGGCCTCGGCAGGCACTGACTGTGCAGCATGGAAGATCGAAGGTTTGATCCGCAGGGAAGGCTCGGCAGGCACGACTGTGCTGGTCAACAGCGCCACGACTGTATTGGACAATACACCCGCTTGGGGCATGGCTCTGAGTGCAGACACTACCAACGGCGGCTTGAAGATCGAAGTCACTGGGGCAGCAGCTACTAACATTCGTTTTGTGGCTACAATTTCTACCAGCGAAGTCTCGTACTGATGGGGCGCCCCGCTCTGACATACGAAAAGCGCAAGCTGATTGCTGAGATGTATCAGCGCCCTATGTCGTTTCGCCAAATATGCGATGAGGTCGGCTGCTCTTTCTATTCCGCCAAGAAAGCCGTTCTTGAGTTTGGCATTGAGATAAGGCCAAAGCATGTTGTTATAAATAATCACATGATTGGTGCAGATCACTCAGGAGCAAAAAGTCCAACTTGGAAGGGTGGGCCAACGCCCTGCGCCGATTGTGGCGGCGAAAAGGCAAACAGAAAAGCTGAGACTTGCTTCAAGTGCTACTGCAAGCGCAGGCGTTCAGCAGACAGCTTCGAAGATACCTCCCGTGCGTGGCGTGGGCGTTTAGATTACACTCAATGGCGCAATAAAGTTTTTCAACGTGACGGCTATCAGTGCGTAGTTTGCGGCATCAACGATCACGATCTTCATGCTCACCACCTTGAAGGCTTCACAGCCAACAAAGACCTGCGCTTTGACCCCGACAATGGCGTGACACTCTGCCAGTCGCACCACAAGCAATTCCACGCTGCTTATGGCTATGGCGGCAACACAAAACGACAGTTTGACGAGTGGATTGATAATCTCTCCACATTAGCTGCATAAGGAGAAACTCAATGGCTATTCAAAATAACATCGCAGAAGGTGCCTCCCAATATGGCATCGCTTTTAACAACGCATACTACCGCATCGTGACAGCGGCAATCAGCCGTCAACGTGGGACTGATCCTAAGTTCAGCGTGATGATTGACCTGTCAGCGTATGCGACAGCTACGCCCGGTGACGACACTCGTGAGGTGGACTTCAAACGGTACAACGCAAACCTAGATGACGTTCAAGCTGCATCTGGTGACGCATTCATGGACAAGTGCTATTCTTGGGTAATGGCTCAGGACGACATGAACGGGAGCGTTGCAGTATAATGGGCATTGTCATCGACTACACAAAGGGCTTCTTTGAGGCAGCACCTTCTGGTGAGACAGTCGGTGACATCTCTACTGGCACTCTCGACTTGTCCTCTGGCAACGTGTTCAGCTACACGCCTACTGCTGATACGACATTCGTGTTCAACAACCCGCCTGCAAGTGGGACTGCCCAAGGCTTTACGCTTAAGGTTACTGGGGCTGATGTTGTGTCTGGGTATGACTTGGCTAATGCAAGTTATGATAGCAAAAGCTTTTATGCAGGTGGACAAGAGGGAAACCCGGAAGGGTTAGCATTTAGTTCTGATGGCACTAAAATGTATGTTTCAGGTGAAATATCTGATTACTTATATCAGTACAGCCTTAGTACAGCTTGGGATGTCTCTACTGCATCATATGATAGTGTCAGTTTTGATCCTACAGCACAAGGTGTTAATCCTTATTGTATAAGATTCAAACCAGATGGAACATCTCTGTTTATTATATTAAATGACCAAGACACTATATTCCAGTACACCCTTAGTACAGCTTGGGATTTAAGCACAGCTTCTTACGCCTCTAAAAGTTTTAGCGTATCCACTCAAGAGAACAATCCAATAGGGATGTCTTTTGCTAATAGTGGCACTAAGCTGTATGTCATAGGTAATACTAATGATACAGTGTACGAATATACATTAAGCACTGCTTGGGATATTTCCACAGCTTCTTATACAAGCAATTCTTTTAGTGTAGCTGCCCAAGACGGGCTTATGTTTTCTGTCTTTATGCTTGAGGACGGTACCAAGATGTTTACCGGGGGTTTTGGCACAGACGTAATTTATCAGTATAGTTTAAGTACTGCTTATAACGTTTCCACTGCCTCATATGATAACGTTAGTTTCAGCGTTTCTAGTCAACTACCTAGTTTGTTTGAAATAGCATTTAAACCTGATGGCTCAAAAATGTATGTCGCAGGATCAGGCAACGACACCATCTACCAATACACAACAGGCACATCCGCCCCCGCTACCTTCACCTACCCTGCTTCGGTAGATTGGGCTGGCGGCACTGCCCCTGATGCACCCGCTGTTGGTGAAACAGATGTGTTAAGTTTTTACACTACAGATGGTGGGACGACATACTACGGCTTCCAAGTAGGGGATGCAATGGCATGAGTGTAGCGATTGATTATACATCTGGTGCATTTGCTGCAACCAAGGCTCAGTCTGTCGGCACAATAACAGGCTCTGATGTAGACCTGTCGTCTGGGCAATACTTTGAGTACACCCCTGCCGCTGACACCACGTTTACTTTCAGCAATGCACCTGCATCTGGAACGGCTGCTGGGTTTGCTTTGGCGGTCACTGGTGCTGCTGTTACTTCTGGTTATGACTTGGCTAATGCAAGTTATGATAGTGTTAGCTTTAGTGTTGCTGGGCAGGAGGGTAGCCCTGAGGGCGTATTTTTTAAACCCGATGGCACTAAAATGTATGTACTGGGTTCCGCTGGTGATGATGTAAATGAGTATAATTTAAGCACAGCATGGGACGTATCTACTGCAACCTACGTGCAGAATTTTAGCGTTTCCGCACAAGAAACCAGTCCAAGGGGCATTTCGTTCAAACCCGATGGCACAAAAATGTATGTGACTGGTAACTCGAACGATAACGTAGTCGAGTATAATTTAAGCACAGCATGGGACGTATCTACTGCCACTTTTCTGCAAAGCTTTAGTGTTTCAGCACAAGACGGCGTTCCGATTGGTTTATTTTTTAAACCCGATGGCACAAAAATGTATGTAATCGGCTTTTCTGGAGATAACATAAATGAGTATGCTTTAAGCACAGCATGGGACGTATCCACAGCCTCTTATGTTCAAAACTTTAATGTTTCAGCACAAGAAACTGGTCCAAGAGGTTTATTTTTAAATCCTGACGGCTCCAAGATGTATGTAGTTGGGCAAAGCAGCGCTGCTGTAAATGAATATGATTTAAGCACAGCATGGGATGTATCCACTGCCACCTTTCTGCAAAGTTTTAGTGTTTCAGCACAAGAAACTACCACAACCGATCTATTTTTTAAATATGACGGCTCCAAGATGTATGTAATTGGCGGCGCCACCGACAGAATCTACCAATACTCCACAGGCACGTCAGCCCCCGCCACCCTCATCTACCCCACCTCAGTAGATTGGCCTTCAGGTACAGCCCCAGATGCACCTGCTGTTGGTGAAACAGATGTACTGGTGTTCTATACTGAAGACGGAGGCACAACGTATTACGGCTTCCAAGCTGGGGATGCAATGGCATGAGTATCGCAAGACTGATGCAGGTGGCTGCTGCTGGTAATGTTCCTAGTGGGCCTGTGTGGACTGACCCTGACCTAGCTAATGCGAGTTATGACAGTGTTAGCTTTAGTGTGGCGGGGCAGGATAGTGCGCCATCTTCTGTCGTGTTCAAGCCCGATGGTTTAAAGATGTATGTCTCTGGGTCTACAAGTGATGCTGTGTATCAATACACATTGTCTACGGCTTGGGATGTAAGCACATCATCATACGATAGCGTTTCATTCTCGGTATCTGGGCAAGCGGGCCAGCCGTATATTCAATTTGGAGACAACGGTTCAAAACTCTACGTTTCCGACAATACGTCAGACGCAATTTACCAATACTCTTTGTCTAGTGCTTGGGATATTTCCACGGCATCTTATGATAGTGTGTCCTTCTCGGTGTCTGGGCAAGACACAGTCCCACAGGGTATGTTCTTTAAACCTGATGGCACAAAGCTGTATCTTGTAGGCTTCTTGAATGACTCTGTTTTTCAATACTCCCTATCAACTGCGTGGGATTTGAGTTCAATCTCTTATGACAGTGTGTCCTTTAGCTTTTTGACGCAAGAGACCCAAGGTCGGAGTTTGTTTTTTTCGCCTGACGGAACAAAATTGTTTGTCGTTGGAACGTACAGCGATACGACCTATCAGTATTCTTTGTCTACTGGCTGGGATATTTCTACCGCATCTTACGACAGTGTTAGCTTTAGTGTTGCTTCGCAGGAAACCGCCCCGCTAGGGCTTTTCTTCAAATCTGATGGCTCCAAGATGTATGTCGTAGGCTCTGGCACCGACACCATCTACCAATACTCCACAGCATAAGGACTTCCCATGTTACTCGTGAAAACATCAAACGGACAGGTAGAGCAATTCCCTTACACGCTCGGAGACCTTCGCCGTGACAACCCGCAGACCAGCTTCCCTAAGAATATCCCTATTGAGATAGCTCGTCGCAACGGTGTGTTCCCTGTTGAGGAACTGGCAAAGCCTGACTGCAACCCGCTTGTGCAGACACTCGTGCGAGACGCAGTGCCTCACAAAGAAGTCATCCGCCTCAAGACAGAGGAAGATGCAACTGACCCTATCACTGGTGAGGTTGACCAAGCTCAAGTCGGACAGCCTATCTACGGCAACAAGTGGCTTGTAGGCTACACTGCTGAGGACAAGCCGCAGGATCAGGCAGAGCAAGCTATCTGCAACAAGCGTGACAAATTGTTAGCTGAAACAGATTGGATGGCATTGTCTGACGTAACTATGTCAACAGAAATGCAATCGTATCGACAGGCACTTCGTGATATAACAGGTCAAGCTGGCTTTCCATACAGCGTAACGTGGCCCACTAAACCGTAGGAGTAACACATGCTTGGCTTTTCCCCATTAGCTGCTGCTCCACTTGCTGATGATGGGGCGATAGCCGAAGTTGTCTACCTCCTGAATGGCGACGACATCACAACAGGCCAGCCTACGGTTGGTTCCCCCAGTGTTGCCCAAGACCACGACCTAGCTGCTGATGGTTTGACGACAGGATCACCTGTTGTTCAGTCATCAACGCTAATTATCACAACTCCGATAGATGCAAATGACATCACCACAGGACAGCCTACGGTTGGTTCCTCCAGTGTTGCCCAAGACCACGACCTAGAACTTGTCGGTATTACTACAGGTCAGCCGATAATCCCCAGCATTACGATGTCTGAGGAAGAGACGCTCAACGCTGATCCTATTGTGTCTGATGCGCCTGTTGTTGGCTCTCCGAATATCACGCAGGATCAGTCCCTAATTCTCGGTACTATCACTACAGGACAGCCTGCTGTTGGTTCTCCTAGCATGGCTCAGGTTCAAATACTCACAGCAGCTAACATTACCACAGCGCCTCCCACAGTTGCATCCGCCGAGATGACGGTGGATAGTGTCCTAAACGGCGACAGTATCACCACAGGCCAGCCTAGTGTCTCTGAGGCTACAGTAGTTCAGGTTCACGATCTAACGGCTGACGGTCTTACTACAGGACAGCCTGTCGTCGAAACCAGTACGATGGTCGTCACGTTCATTCTTGCGGGTAATGACATTACGACAGGCCAGCCTGTTGTTGGTTCGATGACTATCAACGCAAGTGGTCGTAGGGTTGTCTCTATCACAAGTAGTTCGATTAACAATGTTACTCTGGCTGAGACTTACAACTCAGCTACTACGAGTGGCAACCAGAATAAGGTAGCTTAGAATGGCTTTTAACATTAAGCAAAACGACACATCCCCTTCTCTACAAGCTACCCTCAAAGATGCCTTACTTGTACCTGTAAATCTTACTGCTGCTACAGTAATGTTCCACATGAAGTCATTAGATGGTGTCGTTAAAGTAGACGAGACAATGACTATCACAGATGCTGACGGTGGTGTCGTTCAATACGACTGGCAAACTGGTGATACTGACACTGTTGGCACTTACTATGTAGAGTTTGAAGTGACCTACGCTGATGCCTCTATCGAAACCTTCCCTAACACTGGTAGCTTGGTTGTGTCCGTAGTTCGAGAGTTAAACTAATGACTACATGGACTAGGAACCTCTATGAACATGACTACCTAGCCATAGCTAAGGGTGAATCTAATGATTACTCCGCCAGAAACATTTTTGGCTATAATGCTCTTGTAGGCACATCTTATATTCCCCTGTGGGAGAACAATACAGTTTATACTTACCCCACACAACCTTTGACCATGACAGTTACATCTAACGTAGCAGACAATGGTGTACAAGTGCGGATCATAGGTCTTGATGGTGACTACAATGTAATCACTGAGGTTGTAACTCTGGCAGTATCGG